GGCTCAACCGACACTTTACCCTTCATGTCGGCCTCAGCCATATTTGCATATAGTCGCACATTATTGACAATTTGCAATTTTAGCTGAGTTGGTGGGCGTTCAACAAAAGCAGCTTTGGTATTCCCGGGATCGTCTAGTAGAATTCCATTCATATACGAACGGTAATTCGACCAGAATTTGTCAGCTTCATTAAGGGTAATCAAGCGATCATCCGTGGCAGCATAGCCGTTATGCAACAGCGTTGTTACCATTAGGATATTCGCAATAGTTGATTTCCCTACAGAAGTGCCTCCAAAAATACCAATAGAGTAGGGTGCAATTCGCAAACCACCCTGCACTCTGTATTGTTGAAATTGTGTGTTCCACATCTGAAGCAATTCGATTTTCCGCTGGAGAAGATTCTTCTCCATGGCACCTCGAGCACAGGATTTCAGTGTCTTCGCCTGTTCTATTGTGCGAGACAATAGAACATCGTAGTCGTTCTCTGACATCTTCTCGACAGATTCCAGATTGCCACTACGAGCAAGATCCGAACATCGCATAGCCTTGAGGTAATTTTCTTCGAATTCTTCTTCAGCAACACCCCCATACAAAAGCGGTTTAATAGAACCACGCTTGAAACACATATATCCACCTTCTGCAAAATAGACTATCGTATCGAATACGGCGTCTATTAATGCGATGGCATTCTTGTGTTTGGGGGCTGCACCGATGGAGAACAGCTTCATACCGGCAATTTCAAATTTCAAGTTAGCAGAGTCACAAAGGCCCAAGGCCAAACAAAGACTAAGCACATTTGAAATTTTTTCTGCGCCTGGATTTCGGTACAGCAAGGACCAATTCTGTTGACAATCAAGAAGGAGTCTCAACCATTTAGGTTTTTCCTCCTCCGATATATTGAATCGTCCAAGCTGAGAGTCGTACGTTGTCTCAAATACTTCTGCAATATAATTACTTGCAGCCACTACCACAGACTTGCGGTAGTGAGTCTTCAAGTAAAGTCCAAGAATGGACAAGAATTGCGAGGTGGATTGTGCTTCACGCAGCCCACCCCATACTAAGACAAGGTTTTCGATTTTGTCGATAACATCATCGTCAATTTCGATACCTCCGTACTCGGCCAATTTGTTGAGAGTTTCAATAACGCTTGCCGCAGCGCCCCATCCAAGTTGGGAATTGAAAGTCTCAGGGTGTTTCTTCCTTTTGAAGCCTTGCTCCTTTGGCTTCTTCCTCCTAGCACAAGACTTGGATTTCCTGTGCTTCCAATACAAAGTCCGTCTATCGTCCTTAGACATCTCCCCTACTTGAGGGGAAAACATATCCAGAACACGAAGCTGTAACTTCAAGAGTCTGCGCTTCAAACGACGAACGTTGTACCATCTCAACCACTGATAGATGGCGCCCAAAACAAGGGCACACATCCATCCAAACAGTCCAGGGATAACAATGAATAAACCATATGACAAAAATGTCAACAGTAATTCACATCCCTCATCGATCGTATCCGGGATCGGAAAAAATGACCAATACGGACAGGTCAAAATGGTGAAATATCCAATGAAATACGCCTGAGCAATGGGGTGCACCAACAACGTTCCGAAGAACATTGTGAGTACATTCCAAACGATCATGAAGACAGACGAAATGTCCGAAAACATGAAACGGCGTGATTTTTCACCGAAAAGTGGGGCAAGCCTTTGGCATACTTGCATCACAAAAGCAATATCGTAGCAGTATCTATTTGCCAATAAAAACTTATTCATCTTGCT